CTTCACACCTCGTAGGAGTCTCGGATCCACTGGATGAAAGAGCTGAAGTACACACCGATGGTGCCTGCCGACGACGGCAACGGGTATCTCGACCCGGATGGTAAGAGGTGGCAGGAACTCAACCCGAAGCAGAAGAAGTTCGTTCGGGAGTACATCAAGGGAGCAAATGCTACAGAAGCAGCGGTAAAAGCAGGCTACACGAAGAACCGCAACGCTGCGAAGCGACAGGGAAGTGTGTTACTGAACCACAACCCGCTCATCCGAAACTACCTCATAGACCAGGAAATCAAGGAGCAGGAGAGAGAAAGAGTTTCTATAGAATCTCATCTCTCTGCACTCCATGATTTGAGGGAGGAGGCGAGGGACCAAGGGCAGTTGAACGCAGCCATCACTGCCGAGATCCACCGGGGCAAGGTGGGTGGACTCTACATAGACCGACGGGAGGTGTTGACCGCCCGGATTGACGGGATGTCAAAGGACCAGTTGATCGATCGACTGAGCGATTTGATCACCAAGCGGACCCCAAGGGTCGTGAACATGGAACCACACGCAGGGATCACTCTAGTCGATGACTCTTGATCTAGCTCTACTCAACTCTAGGCCCCTCAATCCGGGTGAGGGTCTTTCTTTCGATGAGCTCGATGAGGCGCATCAGTTCTTGCTCCGTCAGCGTGAGATCCTTCCCACTCTAGGTGTTGAGCTCAGTCTCAAATCTATCCAATTCGCTAATCGGTCATCGTATCTAGTCACTCGGATCGAGTGATCGCTCTACTCTATCGCTCTACTCTATCGCTCTACTCTATCAATCGATCGAGTCGATCAGTCATTCGTTCCGCTCGCTCGTGTGCGCTCGCTCGTGTGCGTCCGTCCGTCGTTCCGCCCCTCCGTGAATCCGTCGGGTGTGCGCCCCTCCGTGAATCCGTTAGGCCGCGCCCCTTACCGGAACCGTTAGGCCGCGCCCCTCCGTGAATCCGTTAGGCCGCGCCCCTCTGTAACGTGGTTAGTTAAGGGGGCGTCCCTGGGTTAGGTAGGTAGGTAAGGCAGGGTTAGGTAGGTAGGTAAGTAAGTAAGGCAGGGTTGACGTGGTTTGCTGGGTCTGGCATGATGTTGTTGTGGGTGCAATGAAGCACACCATACCGGCCCCACCTACGGGGCACACTTACTGAGTACAAGTTATGAGCAAAGCAAACAAAGCAACCGTGCAAACCGCACGCGAAGCGGCCGCAGCCATTGACGAACGCAATGGGGTCAAGCCCGAGCCTACCCTCGATGAGTTACTTGGCCGCGCTCAGCCTGCCACGTCGGGCAAAGGTGGCAGCGCATCCTCCGCCCTCGTTATGTCTCAACCGCTCGTGGTTACCGAGCACTTTGTACCTACGCTGACCGGCGAAAATGGCAAGTGGGTGTGGCTACCACGTCAGGCACAGTTGATCTCACGTATGTACGTGTATCAAGCAAAGCTTGGCGGGTGGTCACTCACGGACAATAAGGTTACGCATCAGGTACTGGATGACATGGTGCAGCCTTTCGTCCTTTCCGAGAAAGGCATCATCACAGGCAGCAAGTGCGCCGACCCTGCCGGAGCTAAAGAGTGGTGGTCCCGCGCTAATCGGCAGACTGGTTATGTGCAGGGCTACGTTGATGTGATGCTTAAGCCTTACCTCGCGATGTTCCTTGGCAATCATGGGTGGAAGCTTAAGCGCGAGGATGGCGAGAAAGTCGAGGACCCGACCTCGCGTCTGGCGCTGTTCACACTGGGCGAGCCTATCAAAGGCTGACACCTAACGACTTAATCGGGGGGCACATGCCCCCCTTTTTTTGCGCCTATGCTAACGACCCAATTAAGGGGCGCACCCTACCTAAGTAGTTAGCACCTAACGACTTGACTAAGGGGCGCGCCTCAACAATGTCGTTAGCTGCTAACAACTTGACAGAGGGGCGCCCCTCAGTGGAATCGTCAGCTATCGCTAACGACTTCACTGAGGGGGGTAAACCCCCTTCTACCTTTCCCGCCCTCCCCAGCCCCAACACCCTTGGTCCCTGCCTCTTAATTCCCTACAGTTTTGCGTAGGTTCCCTAGTCGAAAATATTTCGCGCAAAATTTTTTTGCAGAATTTTTTTGGTATAGGATTGCGGGATGCCGAATCTTGTAGAGAGACCTTCTGCCGAGGTCAGTGAGCTACGCACCGCACAGATATTCGCTTTGGAGAAGGCGTTATTGGCATTACCCGAGGCGGTCCGAGGCGAAGACCCACTAGTTACGCATCATTTCTCGGATGGAGTTTATGTTCGTGCGTTTTATATGCCGAGGGGCATGGTTCTCACGGGACAGATTCATCGTGAGGATTGTGTCACTATTGTGAAGGGGCATGTACGCACGGTGACCACGGTGCAGGAGGAGGATGTAGTTGAGGTTTATCAGGACTTTGCTATATTCAGTTCTCCCCCGGGCATGAAGCGAGCGGTGTACGCATTGGAGGATACGGTGTGGATGACGGTCCACCCGAATCCGAGTAATGAGCGCGACCCCGAGAAGTTATGGGAGCGATTTGTTGCAGACGGATACGAGGAGAATTAGGTATGGCCTTTGTCAAGACGGCTATTATAATGACTGTGGGACAGGTAGTGGGCGGGGCTATTTCTTCGAGGTCGGCAAATAAGCGAGCGAAGAAGGCGCAGGAAGCGAGCGAAGAAGCAGCGCGGAAACAAGCATTGATTGAGGGTTCTGCTCCTTCGATTTCGAGCGCTCAGCAGATATCGGAAGCCGCGCAGCTGCTTGCCGGGAGTGAGGTTGGACAGGGGCTTCAGGGTATGGCTTACGAGGACCCGGAGGGCCGTGATTTAGAGGAGTTGATTCAGGACCCTGCGGTGCAGGAGGAGTTATTCGATCAGTTTGGTCCATCTCCGGAGTTGGATGCGTTGTTGGAGGCGAGCTCAGGTTTGATAGATGATGGTGTTTTGGCAGGGATGTCGTCGGGAGTAATGGCGGCGGCACGAGGTGGCGCGGTAGGTCGCCCGAAGGATGTATATTATTTTTCGGTGCCGAATATTCAGAAGATGATGGGGGATACTGACCCGGGAATCCAGAATGTTGGGCAGCAGATGATGGGGCAGATTCAGGCAAATCCTGAGCAGGGGATGGTGCAGGCGAGCCCTCAGCAGTTACAGATGATGGCGCGAGGTGGAATGGTCCGTCCTCGCCGGTACGAGGCGGGTGGTCCGGTGATTCCGGCGGACCCGGAGTCCGCGAGCGGTGGCCCTCAGTTGTTGGATCCGACGCAGGACGCGGCAGCGATCGAGTTGTATTTGGAGCATTACCTTGCGTTGCAGGATGGGGTGATTACGCGGGATGCTTTTGATGAGCGCACGGCCCAGTTTTCTCCAGAGGAACGAGCGGCGGCACACCAGTTGTTGACGATGCGAGAAACGGGGCTTTCTCCTGAAGAGATTGTGCAAGAGATTGCCCCACGGGGTTCGAATGATCTTCCTCCACTAGGTACGCGCTCTATTGAAGAGATCAATTCGGTTAGATAATGCCGAATGTTCTTGATGAATTACGGAAGGTAGATCTCTCGTATCTTTCGCGAGACGAAGCGAAAGAGTTCACGGTTCTTTTAGAGGAGCTGGAGAAGCGCGAGTTTCAGGAGCGGTCGGCTGGTAACTTTCTTGAGTTTGTAAAAACGATTTGGCCCGAGTTTATTGAGGGCGATCATCACCGCAAGATGGCGGATGCATTTGATCGTATTGCCGAGGGCAAGCTCAAGCGGTTAATTGTGAATATGCCTCCCCGGCATACGAAGAGTGAGTTTGCTTCTCACTTGTTTCCTGCCTATTTATTAGGCAAGCGTCCTAAGCTCAAGATCATTGAGGCTACGCACACGGCGGATTTGGCCGTAAATTTCGGGCGTAAGGTTCGTGACTTATTGGATACGGACGATTACAAGGATGTATTTCCCGGTACGGAGTTGAAGGCTGATTCTAGGAGTGCGGGAAAGTGGTTAACGTCGCAGGGGGGTGAGTATTACGCGGCGGGTATTGGGGGTGCGTTGGCTGGACGGGGCGCGGATCTGTTTATTATTGATGATCCTCACTCTGAGCAGGATGCCTTTTCGGACAAGGCTCTGGATGAGGCATACGATTGGTTCATGGCGGGTCCACGTCAGCGCCTTCAGCCGGGAGGAGCCATCGTTATTGTGATGACGCGGTGGTCTAAGAAGGATTTGACGGGCAAGCTCGTGCGCAAGATGACGCAGGAGCGGGGCTCTGATCAGTGGGAGGTGATTGAGTTTCCGGCGATCTTGCCATCGGGCAATCCGCTTTGGCCCGGGTATTGGAAATTAGACGAATTAGAGTCAATTAAGGCGTCTGTTCCGCCTTCGAAGTGGGCTGCGCAGTACATGCAGCGCCCAACCGGGGAAGGTATTTCGATCATTCCGAAGGATTGGTTCAAGGTTTGGCCGAGCGACGACCCTCCTCCGTGTAGTTATTTGATACAGAGCTACGATACGGCGTTTTTGAAGTCTGAAAGGTCGGACTTTACCGCGATAACGACGTGGGGAGTGTTCAATCCAGAGGGGAAGATTGGAGATGAGATCTATTCTGGAGGCGAGGCCCACTTAGTTTTGTTGGATTGTGTCAAGGAGCGGTTGGATTTTCCGGAGTTGAAGCGCGAGGCGTTGCGTTTGTATGAATATTGGACCCCGGA